GTGAGCATAGGAACAAGAAGAACGCTCTACTAAGCCAGCCGAGCCTTCCGTTCGACGCGTTCCTCGGTTACACGCCGCAGCAGCACGTGTACACATCTGTCAAGTTTGAGTGGAGCAAACAAAGAGCAATCTACTCACTCGACACTTTATCCTACCTGCTGTGTGCGTTCAGCATGAATGGGGCGGAGGAGGCCCTGGGCACTGTGATGCCCATAGGTAAGGGGGCTGAACCTGGTAAGTTAGGGCGTGACGTCAAGCACGTTCTCGCGGAGCGCGTCGCACTGTGCACTGACTTCAAGGATTTCAACTCCATGCACTCGACCAGCTCGCTCAAGGCTGTGCTGGAGGCCTACGCTGCTGCGTTCGGCGACAGGTTGAGTTCTGAGCAAGCTGCAGCGTTAGACTGGACTATCGCATCGTACGACAATGTATACATCCACTCGCCCACTGGCGACTACAGGGCTAATGGCACGTTGATGTCTGGCCACCGTTTGACAGCGTTCCACAACACCATCCTCAATCACGTGTACAAGCTCTACGCCGAAAGGACAGCCGGGGAGACACCATCTCTCCACAGTGGAGATGATAGTATAGTAGGCGTGAGGACGATGCGGCAGTATAGTAGGTTGCTTAGTGCCTACGAGCGGTTCGGTGCCAGGCTGTCACTGGCTAAGTGCTTCCTGTGCGGGGTTAACGAGTTTCTGAGAGTCGACCACACCCGGCGCGGCGGGGGTGGCGGACAGTACTTGAGCCGGGGAATCGCTACCCTAGTACACGGTCGGACCGAGAGTGGACCGACCACCGACCCGATCATGGCATTGCAAGCCATCAAAATGAGATTCGAGGAGGCGGTCGAGCGTGGGGGTGACAAGGGGGTGCTTAGTACGCTACGCGCCATCGTAGAGGCTCGGTGCGCCAGGAAGTTCGCACTCGATGAAGGCACCGTGGCGGCTGTGAGTCGTATCGACGTAGCTAACGGCGGTCTCGCTACCGGTAAAGCGGCTCTGGTCGAGAGTGCAGTAGTGCGGGGCCCGGCAAGCTTCACAGATGCCCAAGAAGCGGTAATAGAACACAGTGCCTCCGTAGTCCGGCCGGGT